AGAAAGAGTCCCAGTCTACAACAAGTGTGTCTGTTGGAAATGCATATGTGCCTGTACCAACAACAAGAGTATCTGTTTGTTTAACAAGAGAGAAAGGCCATTCTTGATTATGTTGTAGTATCTCTCTTATAGAGTTATTAATAGCATCTTTAGCTAAGGATTGAATACCTCTAACTGTAGCAAAACCAGTTCCTGTTGTATCAAGAACAGTATCGTTTAATCTACGAAGTAGTTCATTAACTAATTGAACATATGTTACAGCCATATTATTCTCTTCATATAAAGGGTTAAAGGGGCTAACCTAAGTCAGCCCCTTAAGTAGTTTATGCTAGTAGATCACGATCTACGTCAGTAGCTTGATCTGCACCATTATTATGGGTCAGATTCGCTATCAATGCCCATACACGAATTTTACCAGCACTGATTGTACCACCAGTTCCAGCAAAAGTTAGAAGCATATTACCTGCTGATGTAAAGCGTTGTGGTAATGTTGCTGTAGCATCATCTCTAGTACCATAAGCACCAGCTGAAGCTCCATCAATATCAAAACCATCAACCCAATAATCAACATCGCCACCTTCGTTGCCCATATCTACTGTAGCATCTGTTTGATCAGATGTTAGAGCAGTTACAACTTCAAGACCAGCTTCAAAACAAACAGTGTTAGCTGGTATTGAAAGACAAGCGATTGTGCTTCCGTTAGGGTCAATATTGTTATCAGAGAAGTCGATGAATTGCTCTAGCAGTTCCATCTGAGGTCCATTATTGCGACCTCTTGTGACATTCCCATAGTTAGTGTTGGTTTGTGCCAACGTTTGAGTGGTTGCC